CGGCGTCGGGCCGCGGCTCGTAGCGGTGCACGCGATAGCCGACGCTCACTGCCCGTAGCGTGCCTTCGGCGATGCGCTGCCAGACCGGCTCGACGTCGGCGGCGGAGCTGAACTGCAGCGTGGCATAGCCGCGCCCGCGCTCGAGGCGGGCGGCGGTGACGCGACCGAGCACGTCGCGCGCGCCGCCGCGGCGATGGGTGTCGAGCACCGGGGCCTGGCCGGAGCGCAGCGCCTCCATCCGCACCGCGTTCGGCGACATCTCCAGCTCCTCGGTGATCCGGCCGAGGGCGGGGACGAAGTTGCGGGCGCGGGCGCCGGTCGACCACACCACCTCGACGGTGCGCGAAGCGCGATCGACGGTGGCAGGCGCGGTGATGGCGCGCTGCGCCACGAGCGACTGCACAGCGGTGGGCGTTTGATCGAGCATAGCGGCGTGTTCCGGCGCGGCATCGCTGCCGCTCGGGTCGGCCAAGGTCGTCATGCTGTAATCCTCGTCTGAGCGGCCCTGTGACCCCGACCCACCGAATTGCCGGGGGATGTCAGCGTTCGCTGGTGCGCACCGATTCCGATGCAGACGGTTGGACGCGCGTGCTAGCGTTCTGGCCTTCGGCTAGGAGTGAGCAAGATGCAGCACCGAACCGGCCTGACCTGCACCGTCGCAACCCTGATCGCCTGTTATCCGGCGCTGGCGCAGCAGCCGCCTGCGCGGCCCAATCTTCTGCTGCAGGAGACAGTCCAGGGAATGCCGCGCGGCGAGCGCCAGCAGGTCAGCGTGATGACGGCGACCATCAACCCCGGCCAGAGCACGGTCTTCCATACGCACCGCTTTCCAGTGACGGTCTACATCCTGGAGGGGGTCTTCACTCTCGAGATGGAGGGGCGCGAGGCGATTACGGTTCGGGCCGGCCAATCCATGGTGGAACCGCCGAATGTCCGCATGACTGGCTACAACCGAAGCGCCACCGAGCCGACGAAGGTTGTAATCTTCTATGTGGCGGAACCAGACACGCCATTCCTGGATCCGATCCGGTAGAATAGCACCAGCACGCCTATCGGGAGTCGCGACACCACACCATTAACCCTGCGAGGACCGCTCCTCATTGAGCGTGGTGGCGGCGCCGGTCGCCGCGATCTCGACGGCAGCCATCTGCGCGGCGTCCTGCGCCGCGCCAGACTTCGCGACGCGGCGCGGATCGGTGTCGAGCGAGATGCCCGCTTCATCGAGCAGGGCATTGGCCTCACGGATCATCTCCACTGCGGTGCGGAAGTCGTAACCGAAGGCGCCCGCGGCCTCGGGCTGCGGCACGAAGCCGGCACGGACCTGCGCGATCAGGGCGGTGGTGTCCTTGAGCGGGTCGATCATCTCGTGCGCCGGCGGGACGTGGCTGACGCCGTCCGGCATCTCCGCCGCCCACAGCCCGAGCAGCGCTCCCTGCTGATGGAAGCGCTCGGCGATCGGTCGCACCAGCATGGGGATCAGCATCCCGTACTGGACCTGCTCGCAGAGGCGGCGGAACTCGATCTTACCGGCCCGGAGGCTGGAGTAGTTCGCCTGGGTCAGGTCGCCAGAGACCTGGTCGTAGGTCAGCCCAGCGCCGACGGCAGCAGCCTCCAGCGCGCGGCGAGCAAAGGCGGCATGGCTGCCTCCGCCCGAGGGGTTCACCACCTCAACCGAGCCCATGCCGCGGCGATACAGGATCATCCCCGGCTCAAAGCTCTCGACCGTCCGACCCTGCGCATCCCGCAGCAGGCCGGCGGCGGCGCCGGTCAGGGCCTCGTCGCCCTCCTCCGTCACCACCGCGGCGAGGCAAGCCTCGATCTTCGCCTTCATGAGCAGCGCGGCCTCGTAGTCGCCGAGATCGCGCAGCCGCAGCAGCACTGGCGCGAGCCACGAGACGTCGCGCAGCTGGCCGGGCCGGCGCTTGCGATAGACGTGCAGCACCTCGGAGGCCGGGATGCGCTGGCTGCTCTGCCAGGTCGCCCCCAGTAGGATCCACGCCGCGCCGGGGTGGACGCGATGCAGCCAGTAGCCGATCGGCGCACCGGCCTCGCCGAGCGCGATGCCCTGGATGGTCGGGGCGCCCTCCACCATGCCGTTGCGCGCGGCGTCGAGGTGGTCCGCCTCCAGCACCTGCAGCCGCAAGGCGATCGGATTGGCAGGCGATGGCGGCACCATCAAGAAGCGCACGAAGCACTCGCCGCTTTCGACCACCGCCCGCATGACCAGCGCCTGCAGACCGTACAGATCGAGCCGCCCCTCGGCATCACAGGCGGTGCTCTCCGCCCAACGCTGCCAGGCGCGGCCGTGGGCGTCGTCGGGCCAGCGGGTGGTGATGCCGGCGCCGACGGCGTTTCCGGTCCACAGGTCGACGATACGGCTTGCATAGGGATCGTTGCGGACGGCATCGCGGGCGCGGCGGGCGACCGTCGCCGCGGCCATGCCGACCTCGGCATTGGCGCTGCCGCCGGAGGGCGCCCAGGCGGAGGCCCGATGGTCCTGCGCCGCGGCATAGCCGCGCAGGACATTCCATGCATCACGGAGACGGCCCATCACCTGCTTACTGCGCGTGAGAAGCTGGCGAAGGTGACGCTGGGGCGACGCGCGGCGCTGTTCTCCGCCGCGTGCAGCACCGCCAGCGCGCGGCCGAGTTCGTCCAGCGAGCGGTATTCGACTGTGCGGCCGTCGAAGGTCACGCGCGTGGTACCGCCGGTATAGGTCGCGGCCAGCGTCGCCGCGCGGCTGCCGGCGGGCTGCGCCAGCGCCCAGGCGAGAACAGTCGGATCCATCACGCGGCCCTGAGCGTCGGCAGCGGCGTCGCCGCGTTGACGAGATAGGACAGCCCGTTCGGCGGGCTGGGCATGATCGGCACGCCGGCCTGATGGGTCAGCGCCGCGAAGAAGCCGTTCTCACTGCCGGTGGTGCCGCCACCGGCGCCGCCATCCGCCGCGGCCGAGCCGAGCAGCAGCGTGTTCCCGCCGCTGAACGCCTGCGTGCTGGTGCCACGCACCGAGGGCGTGCCGGAAAAGCAGAACAGCAGCCACCAGACCCCAGCCGGGATCCAGCGCGGCTGCGCGAAGGGGCAGATCGCACTGCCGGTCGAGGTGGTGTCGGCGTCCGCCACCGGCTCCTCGATCACCGTCCCCGGCCGGCCGGCGCCATTGTCGGCGGCCAGCGCCATGCGCAGGAGGCCGGCCGCGCCGGTCGTCACGCTCACCGCCATGGCCGAGAAAAGCCCGGGCCGGGCCAGCACGTAGGGGACGCAGTACAGCCGGTTCGCCGTCATCGCGACGGCGCCGCCGACCGCGCGCGCATGCTGCGAGGCGTAGAAGCGCCCCGAGACGTAGGGCAGCATCGCCGGCGCCGGCGGCAGGTAGTGCTGGAACAGCGCGGTCATGCGAGCGGCCGGATGCCGAGGGTGAGCAGGCGCTCCGCCGCCTGGTTCACCGGCGCGGCGGCAAGGCCGGAGCGCAGGCGCAGCCAGCGCCAGCCGAGCAGCAGCGTCGGCGGCAGGGTGAGCGCCCGGCCGGCAGCAGCCGTCAGCACCACCTCATTGCCGAGGTGGTCGTGGAGATCGGCCCAGGCCGTGGGCTCGCCTTCATCGAGCGAGCCCTGCAGGGTGAGCGGCGCGTCGGTCCAGGCGGCCGGCAGCAGCAGCAGGCAGACGCCGTAGCCGACGCTGGCGACGGGCCCGCTCAGCGCCTGGCCGGCGGCGATGCTGGTGCGCACGGGCACGATCGCGGTCATCAGGACCTCCAGTGTCAGCGCAGCCAGCCCTGGCGCGGGGCGAGCCAACCACGCGGGCGATGGGCGCTGGGTGGTGTTGCGGGCGTCGCCAGTTCGGCCTGCGGCGGCGACGGCGGAGCGACATTCCGGGCGGCGGGAAGCTCGCTCGGCCGCAGCGGGGCATCGGCGATCTGGTTCCGCAGCTGCTGCCAGAAGCGCTCGCCGTAGCGGTCGGCACCGAGCAGCCACAGGGCGGCGCGCGCGAGCACGGCGCAGTCCAGCGCTTCGTTCCGTTCCCTGAGCTTCGCCCATTCCTGCCGCGCGAAGCCGCGGCGATCCTTGGTGGTGCGCAGCTGCTCCGCAACCAGCTGCTTCACCCACTCGGCCTCGATGCCCTGCGGCAGGTGCACCCAGCCGGGCGGGAACTCCTCCGCGTCGCCGCGGCCGAGCCACAGCCGGCGATAGAGATCGGCCTTCCAGGTCGATACCGAGACGGTCCAGAGCTTCAAGCCACGCCGCAGCTTGCGGCCATCGACCAGCGCGTCCACCGGCGTCGGGCCTTGCACGGGCTGTGCCCGGTTCCAGCCATCGATGCCCTTGGTGGGCGCGATCCGCGGATCCCGCAGGCGGCGCAGGTGTCCATAGACGGCCGCGGTGTCGCGGCCGCCGGTATCGACGCAGAGCCGGGCGATGCGCATGGCGCCGCCGCCGCGCCGCGGCCAGTCGCGCGCCAGCAGCTTCGCCAGATCGTCCCAGGGCTCGCGGTCCCGCGGGCTGCCCTGGATCACCACATGGTCCACCAGCCAGGAGGAAAAGCCCTCGGCCCAGCCCCAGACGTCGCATTCCAGGCGATCATCCTGCACGTCGACGCCGGCGGTCAGCACCAGCGCGCCCGCAGGCGCCACGCCCATCGCAAAATCCTCGCGGCGCTCGACCAGGCGCTCCCAGTCCGGCGCCTCGCCCTGCTCCTGCCAAGTCTCGCCCAGAACCGTATTCTTGAAGGTCTTGATGTCCTCGGGCTTGCCCTGGGCGGCTTCCCAATCGCGGGCGATCTGCGCCCAGGACAGCCAGCCCACCGGCGAGTAGAGCGCCGAGATGTGGAAGCCGATCGTGTGCGGATCCTGGCCCTCGGCCGTCGCGCGCCATTCGCCGCCGCCGAGCAGGGCGGTCTTGTCGTGCTCCTGCATCGGGTGGTCGCAGGCCGTGCAATGATACCGCGCCGTCTCGGGCGCACCCTTGTCCCAGAGCAGCCGCTCGAAGCGCAGCCACTGCATCTCCCCGCATTCGGGGCACGGCACGAAGAACCGCCGCTGGTCGCTGGCCAGATACTCCCGCTCGATGCGGCTGCGGCCGGCGATGGTCGGCGTCGAGACCAGGAACGCCTTGCGGCGCCAGCCGAAGGTGCGGGCGCGGGCCTCGGCGAGCGCGATCGGATCACCCTCGTCGGCGACGTCGCCGGGATAGGCGTCCACCTCGTCGAGAAACAGGAACCGCGCCGTCATCGAGCGCAGCCCGACCGCACTATTCGCGCCCGTCAGAACCAGGATGCCGCCGGGGAATTCCTTCGACAGCATGGTGTTGCCGCTGTCGCGAGCCCGCGCCGGGGCAACCCGCTCCCGCAGCGCCGGTGTTTCCTCCAGCAGCGGGTCGATGCGCTGGCGGGAGAAGCGCTTGGCCAGTTCCACGGTCGGCTGCACCGCCAGTGCCGGTGCCGGCACATGGTTCATGATGTAGCCGAGCCAGTTGTTTCCGCTCTCCGTGGCGCCGACCTGCGCGCCCTTCATGAACACGACGCGCCGGGCGGGATGCACCGCCGAGAGCGCGTCCATCACGTCCTTCAGATATGGCGTGCGGCTGGTGCGCCAGGGGCCGGGCTCCGCGGAGGCGCGGCTGCCGAGCATGCGATGCCGCTCGGCCCATTCCGACACGGTGAGCTGCGGCGGCGGCCGGAGCATAGCGCCGACGCGACGGCGCACATGCTCACGGCTACGGAGGCCGGTCCCCTCCGAGGCCTGCGGGATCGAAGCGATCGGCCGCCTCCGTCAACAGGTCGTTGATGTGACTCTGCAGGATGGTCTGCAGCAGATGCGGGTCGACGCCGAGCTCGGCGGCGATCAGGCCGGAGACACGCGCCGGCCAGTTCAGCAGCGCGTCGCGCATGGTGCTGCCGATCTCATCGAGCGCGGCGTTCGCCTCGGTGACGTCGAGCAGCCGGCGCTTGTTCTCGTCGAGCGCGAGCCGCTGTGCCTCGACCTTGAGGGCGAGCTGCGCGACTTTCAGCCGGGCGAAGGGCGTGCCCTCCGCGCCGCCGCCTCCGCCGCCAGTGGCGAGTGGCGAGCGGACCGGGTCCGCGGTTTCGACCAGGCGGCGGCGGGTCTTGTCGATGTCCCACTGGCCGTCCGGCTCGCGGGCGATGCGGCTGGTCTGCTCGGCCTTGCGCAGCGCAGCTTCGGTGACGCCGATGCGGCGCGCAGCCTCGCGGGTGGAGGGGGTCAACTCGGGCATGGCGGCGGACCTCCCGCCGCGCGCGTGGTCGGATAAGTCAGCGCGCCGCGCGCGCTGTCAGCATTCGCGCTGTGGTGCCCCACAACCCAGGTGAATGACGAGCATTCGGGCACGGATTTCTGTGGCCAATCCGCGTCGCGCTGTGCGACATCACCTCGACCATCGAGGGCCGGCGAAGATGCTGCAGCCAAACGCGCCGAAGGACATCGAGAGGATGGTCGAAGCGACCGCGAAGGCGATGGCCCTTGCGGAGCAAAGCGTCGGCACACCGCGCATGGTGAAGCTGTACCTCGACGATGCCAGGAAGGTGCTGCTGGACGTCGCCAAATCGGCGAAGCGCCAGAAATGGACGATCGAGGAGTTGATCCTCGCCCTCGATCTGGCGAAGCCCAAGCCGAAGCCCTGGGAGAAGTACGCGGACCCGCCGCGGCGCGGCGGGCCCTGATCGCAGCGCCGGCGGCGTCAATCGGCGATGCGATAGATGCTGTAGCTGCCGCGGGCGCCCTCCTTGTTCGGGCCGACTTGGCGCACCCGCTCCAGTACCTGCATCTCGATCCCCTGGCGCTTCTTCAGGCCGGCGAAGAAGCCGCGGACCGTGTGCTGCTGCCAGCCGGTGGCGTCGCAGATCTGCGCGATGGTGGCACCCTCCTCGCGGCGGAGCATCGCCAGCACCGTCTCCTGCTTCGTGCCCTCGCGCGGCTTGCGCGGCGCGCCGGGCTCGTGCTGCGCGCGGGGCGGCTTGCCTGCCAGGGCGGCGCGGAGGGCGGCCATCGGGCCGTCGAGGGCGCCGATCATGTCGCCCTCGCGATTGGTCTCGTCATCCCAGGCGGCGAGGATCGCCGCGGCGGCACCGCGCAGGCTGGCGCGCGCCGTGGCGGCGCGCGCTGCAAGGTCCTGGTCGAGCAGGGCGATCTCCTCCGTCAGGGGCGTGGCCTGGGCGGGTTCGGCGGCGGGCGCGGGGCTTTCCGCCGACGCGGCGTCTGGCGCCACCGTGGGCGCCGTGTCGGCCGCCACGTCGCCCTCGTTGGGGTCGACGCCGATGTTGCGCAGCCCCTCATCGGTTATGCGCGCCACGATCCAGGTGCCGTCCTCGTCCTGGCGCCAGCCGAGGCCGACATGCTCCCGCGGGGCGTTGATCTCGGTCAGCAGGTTGTTCTTGATCAGGCTGCGGAACACCGCGTTGCGGGCCGCGGCCGGCAGGGTCTTCGGCGCGCGGGCGAAGCCCATCTCGTGCTGCGCCGCGGCGCTGAGGATCACGCGCTGGGTGTCGGTGAGCTTCATCATCGGGGTCTCCGGTTCAGCACCCGATCGGCCGGGTGCTACCACCCCGAGCCCCGCAGGCTTGGCCTGTCGGGGCGGTGGTGGCGCCGCGTCGCGGCGGGCGCTGCGCGCTACTCCGCGAATTCGCCGCGCTTGAAGTAGCAGTCTGTCACGCTCGCCAGCCGGCTGTTCCAGTGTTCGAGCGTCGTGGCCTTGCCCCAGAGGACGTCCTCGGGATCCGCCCCAAAGTGGTCCGCGCTCATCTGCTGCAGTTCGGCGACCATCGCGTCGAAGCGGGCCTTCTGCTGCAGGAAGGCCTCGAGGCTCTTCTGCTGGTTGCGGGCGGCGCGGGTCTCGCGGTCGGTCATGCTGGTCTCCGTCGTGTGGTGCAGGTCATCCCCTGCGCGTGACGGACCATTCGCGCTGTGCTGCGCCCGAGCCAAGCAAGACCGGACGTCGCGGGATTGCTATGATTCGGCGCTCCCGATCACATCATGATCGCCGCCACGGCCCTCGGGTCCGCGGCCGTCAGGAGAAGCCATGGCCCAACCCCAAGTCCCGATCGACGTGGATCCCGAGACGGGCATCTGGCAGACCGACGGCCTGCCGATGATCTACTTGCCGCGGCATTTCCTGGTGAACATGCAGAAGGGCATCGAGGCCGCCATCGGGCCCGTGGCCTACCGCGCGATCCTGTATGCCTCGAGCGACCTCTCCGCCCTGCAGTGGTGCCTTGCGGAGGCGAAGACGCACGGCCTGACGCCGGTCGAGACCTTTCGCCACTACCTCAAGCGCCTGTCGCAGCGCGGCTACGGTCAGATCCACATCGCCGCGCTGGACGAGGCCGCCGGCACGGCGACCGTCACCGTGCGGCATTCCGCCTTCGCGCTCGGCTATGGGCCCGAGACGGGGCGGCACGTCTGCTACACCTTCGAGGGCAGCTTCGCCGGCGGCATGCGCTACGTGCTGGAGATGGCGGGGCGCGCGGGTGAGCCCGTCTGCCGCGAGGTGGCCTGCGCCGCGGCTGGCTATCCCGAATGCCGGTTTGAGCTACGCTGCGACGCCGTCGCGTGACGCGGCGGGGCCACGCACAGCGGCGACATCGGTGAAGGTGCGGTCTTCGCCCTCCAGCACCGCTGCCTCGCCGGTCGCTTCCTGCCAGCGCCGGACGATCACGTCGGCATAGGCTGGGTCGAGCTCGAGCAACACGGCGCGACGCCCGGTGCGCTCCGCCGCGATCATCGTCGTCCCCGACCCGCCGAACGGGTCCAGTACCGTGTCGCGCTGCTTGCTGCTGTTGCGGATCGCGCGCTCCACCAGCGCGACCGGCTTCATGGTGGGGTGCAGGTCGTTCCTGGCCGGCTTGTCGAAGTGCCAAACGTTTCCCTGGTCGCGGGCGCCGCACCAGTAGTGTTGCGCGCCGGCCTTCCAGCCGTAGAGCATCGCCTCGAACTGCTGATGGTAGTCGGCGCGGCCGAGGGCGAAGGTGTTCTTCGCCCAAATGATGGTGCTCGACCACTTGCCGCCGGCCTCCTGCCAGGCACGGTGCAGCGTCGGCCACTCGGACGACGACATGCAGACGTAGCAGGCTCCCTTCGTCACCGAGAGCAGGTTGGCCAGCGCCGGGCGGAGGAAGTCGAGGAAGCCCTGACCGAGCGCGTCGTTGGCGATGGTCATCCTGGCTGCGGTGCCGCCCTGGTAGGCGACGTTATAGGGCGGATCCGTGAAGGCCATGTCGGCGAGCCGGTCGGCGCCAAGGGCGCGCTGCACGTCGGCGCGCTTCGTGGCGTCGCCGCAGAGGAGGCGGTGCTCGCCGCAGCGCCACAGATCGCCGGCACGGGTGACCGGCACGGCCGGCGGCTCGGGCGCATCGTCGGCGTCGTCCTCAATGCCGGCGTCCGCCGCGGCCAATAGGCGGTCGAGCTCCATGCCCGAGAAGCCGAGGACGTCGAGGTCCACCACGGCCTCGTCGCGGATGCGCGCGATCTCGACGGCGAGCAGCGCCTCGTCCCATCCCGAGTTCAGCGCGATCTGGTTGTCGGCCAGGCGCAGCGCGCGCGCCTGCGCCTCGGTCAGGTGCGCGAGTCGGATCGCCGGCACCGCGGCCATGCCAAGGCGCTTCGCGGCCATGACCCGGCCGTGGCCCGCGACCAGCACGCCGGCGGAGTCCACCAGTACCGGGTTCACGAAGCCGAACTCGGCAATCGAGGCAGCGATCTGCGCGACCTGGTCGGGGGAGTGCGTCCGCGCGTTCTCAGTGTAGGGGACCAGCGCAGCCACGGCCATGGTGGTCACCTGCAGGTCAAGCTGCATCGGGCAGCACCTCCCCTCGGGCGGCCGCTACCACGTCGAAGTCGCGTCCATCGTCGGCGAGCGTCACCGGCAGATCGGGATGCAGCGTCCGCCAGCGGGCGATCGCGAGGTCGACGTAGGCCGGTGCGAGCTCGATGGCGCGCACGCGCCGGCCCGTGCGCTGGCCAGCCAGGATGGTGGTACCGCTCCCCGAGAAAGGCTCGAACACCACGTCCGCCTCATCGGTGTATGCGCGCATCAGGAACTCGGGCAGCGCGACGGGGAACACCGCCGGGTGCTCGGTCTCGATGCCGCGGCCCTTGTGCCGGGTGATTCGCAGCACGCTGTCCGGGATGCGCATCTCCTGCACGGGCAGGCCGATGTGGGTGTAGGCCTTCACCTCGCCGTCGGCGGCGCGCAGCCCGCTGCCCTTGTTCGGCGTGCCGGCCCATTTGCAGGGCACGATCTTGTTCGGGGCACGCGCCTCGCGGTTGAAGTGGAAGACGAACTCGAAGGCGGGTGCGAGGCGGCCGTTCCAGTCACCGGGCAGGCCCGGCCCCTGGTCCCAGGCGTAGAGCCCAAAGCGGCGCCAGCCGTGGGCGCGCATCCAGTCGAGCCAGCCCTGCCAGTAGGGCTGCCATTCCCCCTCACGATGGATCAGGCCGAGATTCACCAGCACCTGGCCGTCGGCACGTAGCGCGCCTGGCAGGGCGGCGAAGACGCCCTGCATCAGCGCGTCCCAATCCGAGACGCCGCCGGTGGTATAGGCGCGCTGATTGCCGTACGGCGGGCTGGTGAAGAGCAGCGCGGCGCGGTCCGCGCCCATGACGCGGGCGACCGACGCCGCATCGGTGCTGTCGCCGCAGAGCAGGCGGTGCTCGCCGAGGAGCCAGAGGTCGCCCGGCCGGGTGACGGCCTGGCGCGGCGGGTCCGGTTCGGCGTCGGCGAGATCATCCTGCTCCGCCGCCTCCTCCGTCCCCGCCGCGCCGTCTCCGCCCCCCTGGACCGCGGGGGCCGACAGGGCCTCGGGCGCATCGCCGTCGGACACGGCCTCTCCAGCCGCCGCGAGGATGTCGTGGAGCTCCGCGGCCGAGAAGCCGAGCGCCGCGAGGTCGAGGTCCGGCGCGGCCTGCACCGCGGCGAGCGCATCGCGCAGCAGCGCTTGGTCCCAGGTGGCGTTCTCGGCGATGCGGTTGTCGGCGAGCCGCAGCGCCTCCTTCTGCGCGCCGGACAGGTGCCGCAGCGCGATGGTCGGCACCTTCTCGATGCCGAGTGCGACGGCCGCCTCGAGCCGGCCGTGACCGGCGATCAGCACGCCGGCCTCGTCCACCAGCAGCGGGTTGGTGAACCCGAAGGCCAGCATGCTGGCCTTGATCTGCTCGATCTGTGCGGCGCCGTGCACGCGCGCGTTGCTGGGATGCGCGCGCAGCTCCGCCACCGGGCGCAGCAGGATCTTCGCTGCCATCCAGGGGAGCGTCATCGGGCCATCCAGGATCAGGAGGGGCTGCGAACCATGCGAACCGCGGCTGCGAACCGACGCGGCGGTGGTTCGCAGCTAAGCGATTGAGATCAGGCCCGAAGGGTGCGAACTGCGAACCACATTCCCGGCCAGGCGCTAGCGATGTTGCGCGCTTCCGCCCCCCGCATACGCCAGGCCCAGGAAGGAACCATCGGCTCGCGAGCCACTGTCTAAATCGAGCCGTAGCGTCGCTCGGCAGCCGCATCTTCAGCGACTATCGAGAAGCTACCCAATCCAGATTCCGCTGGGTAGTGCGAAGATGTAGCGTTTCAGAATTCGTGGTCGGTGCCGCTTCTTCAGATCGCGACCACAGAGGAAGCCGATGATATGACGCTGCACGCTGATGTCCTCCGATTCATGCAGAACCGCGTGGCCAACGCATGCGTCGGTGCGTCTGCGCTGCGCGGTTCAAGGGAGGGAACGATTGAAGCAGTGCGCGCATTCTTTCGAGACCTGGATCTGAACGCGTTCAGCGGTCTGTCGTCCGGAGATTTCGAGCAGGGGCATGCGGCGACGGTTGCAGGTTTGCGTCGGGCGCTGAGCAAGAAGCGCCTATCAGCGGAGTACGGGCGCTGTGCGAAGGCCGTTAACCTGTTCTTGCGCGATGCGACCTGCCACCATCATCTCCGCGAAAACTACAAGCTGGCCGCGATCGAGCATCTTCTCCACATTCCCGTCGACGAGAAGGTCGCCTATGGATTGCGAAACCCGACTCAGTATGGATTGCAAGAATCGACCGGGTCGAAGCCGCTGCCGCCCTGGTACGGCGTCAAGAACCTGACGCCGAAGCAGTACCGAGAGTACCAGTGCCGAGCGCATGAACTCGCTGCCAACCGCGGGACGTATCGCGTTTTCCTCGACGACAGGTTCTGGTCACGCCCGAAATCTGATCGACAAATGAGGAGAGGCTAGGGGGGCGCGTCAACCGACCCGCTGCGCCAATCCATAGTGCCCCGCCAGCACCCCAAGCGCCGACACCAGCACGCCCTGCCCCTGCGCATGGCCGATGGGTCGCCCGCCCCATCCAGAGCGCCGAGCCCATTCGGTGATGGAGCTCTCGAGGCCCACGACATGCCATACGCAGGCTCCCGCGGGGCTGGCAGGGCCGCCGAGCGCCTCGATCGCCGCCGCCACCTTCTCCCGCGCCTGGAACTGCTGCTCGGTCGTGGTGTCGACGCTGCGACCGCCGGCGATGCGGATCAGCGGCATGGCACGCAGCGTATCGAGCGCGGCGACACGGAACTGGCGGCGAAAGATCGCGCCCGCATCGTGCATCTCGCGGGTGATCGTGCCGTTGTTCAGCATCACGCCGAGGGTGTCGATGGCGTAGCGGTGGACGACCGGTCCACCGGTTTCGGGGTCCGCCTCGCGGACGCCTTCGGTGAAGCCGCCATGCTGCAGGCGCCAGCGGCTCGGGCGGCCGATGTCCTCCGCGGTGTTGTTTGGCGTCTTCCGGCGCTTGCGCTTAGCGACCATGGCGATCTCCTGTCCTGCGCGACCCCCAGCGGCGGGTGGCCTCGTTGATGACCGCCTGGCGCAGCCAGGGGTCGGTGATGTCGTGGATGGTGAGGGCGGCGACGCCGTGCTGATGCCAGGCAGCGGCGCGCATGCCGTCGAGGTCGCGGTCCGTTGGCGGGCTGCGGCCAAGGTCGAGGGACGACCGCGGTGGTCGCGGAGCGCCAGGCAGCGTCACGGCCGCACCACCCGCGCGGTCGCGCGCATGCCCGCGGGCAGCCCCATGGGAGAGGGAAGAAAATTCAATAATAATAATACTTCAATGGGTATACCTCTGCCCCTGGCCGTGGGCGCGCGTGTGTATCCACGCGTGCGCGAGAAAGATTGAACTATTGAAGATACCTCCCAACCCGGCCGCGCGCCTGGGCTTGGGCATGCGGGATATCTCGTGCGAGCGGGATTCTTCATGGTGAGGCCTCCGTGGCGCGCGCGGGCCAGGCCGGACTGACCGCGCTGTAGAAGGTGGTCGGCTTGGTTGCGCCGGGCTCCTGTTCGGCGATGACGAGGCCCGCCTCGATCAGCGAGGCCAGGATCTCTTCGCGTTCGCGGCGCGAAAGGAATTGCGATCGCCGCGTGATGTCGCTGCGTGATTGGCGCCCGCCATCACGCACGATCTCCAGGAGCCGCTTGTGCTTGGCTTCGGTGTCGTTGTCCGAAACCCGACGCTCGGCTTCGCGCAGGAGCGTGCCGATCGAGTGCTCGACGAGGCGCGCGGCCCACGTCACGTCCCGGACCTCCGTCGTCGGCTGGGCGGGATCGCGGCTGATCGCGGCGAGCATGGCGAGCTTCGCGGCGTTCTCGGCGTAGCGCCCGAATAGGGCCGTCGCGAAGGATCCCTTATGGGACCGCAGGCGCTCGGTGGCCTCCTGCCGAACTGCGCTCATCGCAGCCTGGGCATCCGGCGTCAGGGGCACCACGTAGGGCCGCACCGGCGAGGATGCCTGCATGGCCTCCGCCAGGTTGCCGCCGTGATCGTGGCCTGGGACGCCGCCGGCGATGGCCTGCAGCAACGCGACGAGTGCTGCGGTCGGTTCGGCATCCGCGGGGTGCTCGACCGGCGCGGGATAGTCGTCCTCGGTCAGGAAGATCAGGAAGCGCGCCAGGGAGCCATCGCTGAGGGCGCCTCCCTCGATGGCCTTCCAGAACGGGCCCGGCACGGTGACGCCCCATAGGCAGGCGCAGGGCTGGTGCAGGGTGACGCGGGGCTTCGCCTTCTGGTCTGCGTATTCGGCGCCGATGTAGGCCTCCGAGGCGGAGGTGTAGAGCTTCGTCAGTTCCGTCCAGATCGCCGCCTTGTGGAAGGGCGCGCGCGGCGCCAACACCAGCCGCAGGAACTGGCCGAACTCGTCGACCTGGAACAGGCGGCTGGGATGCATCTGCAGCGATGCGAGTAGGCCTGCGGAGGAGGCGAGATCCTCGCCGCCGAGGTAGCGATCGAGCCCTGCGGCATAGAGCACGCGCTTCGCGCAGCGGCGTGCATGGTCCTTACCGCCGCCGCTGTCGGCGATGCCGATGGCGTAGAGGTTGCTGCGCAGATCGGTGGGTGTCCGATACCGCCGGCCGGCGACGGCGCCGATCAGGCAAAGCCCGGCTCCGAGGGCGAGGAAGGGTTGCGGACTCACCGCCGTGCCGGTGGCGTAATCGACGAACAGCTTCAGCGCGCCATCGACCTGCAGGAGCTCGGGCGGCACGCGGTAGGTCGGCGGTGGCGCGGCGACGGCGGGCGACGTGATGAGGGTCGCTTTCGACAGAAGGGCCGCGGCGGGATGGGGCTGCGTCGCGCGCTCCGCTGCTGCGGCGTTCAGGGTCATCTCCGCCGGCGGTACCCAGCCACGCTCGATCGCCATGGCGTAGATGCTGCCGGCGCCGATGCTGTGCGGACGTAGGGTCTTCCAGCGACGCTCCGGCGTGTCGCCGCGGCCCGACGCGCCCGACTTCGAGGACTGCCGCGACCAGTCGAGCCAGAGCTGCCGGCCCTCCTCACCCAGCGCCGCCTTGATCGCCGCACCCATGGTGATCCAGGAGACGCCGTCGAGATCCTCGTTCGGGATGAACTGGAGGGCGGCCCGCACGGCTTCGAAGGTCCCACGCGGATCGGAGGGGCCCTTCCACGTCCCCGCCGGGGCGCTGTCGCCCACCAGCGTGTGCGGCTTGAGCTCCGCGGGGATCAGCCCATAGGCCCGGTCGAGCCAGTCCAGCGCCTGCGCTTCTGTGACCACGGGGAGCGACGCCAGCGGAACGTCGAGCAGGCTGTCCTGCGGCCAGCTGTAGGGCTGCCCGGTGCCGGGATGGATCGCGTGGGCGACGAACTGCTGCCCGCGGGCGAGCACCTCGAGGGGATGGCGCTTCCGTCCCGCGAAGGGTGTCTCGGTCCGATAGACCAGCAGCCGCTTCGGCGCCTGGCCGATGCGGAGGCAGGACGTCTCGCCGAGCATCTCGGCCGCCAAGTCGGTGAGCTGGATCGCGAGCGCCGCATCGGTGATATCGATGTCGAGCCCGACGACCGCGCCGCAAGCAATGCCGACGCCGCAGCCGGGCCAGCGCCGCCAGATGTCGATTTCGAACGGCTTCGTCGGGCGGTCGGCGTGCCGCGTCCAGTCGGGATACGGCGTCCATTCGCCGGCGCTGAACCGCCCCGGCACTTTGGCGCCTGGCATGATGGGGATGACGGCATAGCCGTTGTCGGCCAGCCGCGCCCCGTGCTCCGCCATGAAGGAGGCGTGCTCCGTCATCCCGGCAGCCCCTGCACCTTATGCAGTGCCTGATTGATCGCGACCTGCTGCTCGATCAGGCAGTCGACATAGGCGCCGCAGATCGCCTCGATGAAGCCGCGCCAGTCCGCCTCCGACCAGGTCGCCATATCGCTGCGGCCGACCGCCTCGATGTACTGCCCGGCGATGTCTCCGGCCGTGCGCATCGCTGCGACCTCCTGATCGTTTGGGTCAACCATGCGGCGGTCCGGCCAGAGCGCGAGGCAGGTGGGGGAGCAGGACGGCACTGTCCAATGGACACGCAGCGACCGCGCTGGGTGCCACCACAGCCAGTGCCAGGCAGGGCGTCTGCAGGTGCAGCATTTCATTCCTCCGCCTGCGGCTGCTCGGCCTTCTTCGCTGCTCGATAAGCGCGGTGGCGTGCTCGCTCCTGTTCTCGGTTCGCCTCGCGGTAGGCGCGCTGACGTTCCAGGACTTGCTGGAGATTTGCTTCGCGGTAGGACCGAGCGTATGCGCGTGCCTGCTCCCGGGTGCTCTCGCGGCGCGCGCGCTGCTCCTCCCGCTCTCTCTCTGGGTTCGCCTCTCGCTTGAGTGTGCGAAGTGCGATCACCTTCTCCGGGTTCGCTGCCCGCCAGTTGCGCTGCGCCTGCCGCGCCTTCTCCGGGTTCGCTTCTCGCCATCTGCGGTTGTTCGCCGCGGACCTCTCCGGATTCGCTTTGCGCCAAGCGCGCATCCTTTCGCGCGCCTTCCGTTTCCGCTCTTCCGCCCGCTCCTCTGGACTCGGATCATGAGCCTCCACATGGGTGGGAAGCGTCCTCCATGGTGCGTTCATCACACGAACCTCGCGTTGACGATCTCGGTGTATTGGCCGACCGGGCGAACCTGGATGGCGAGCGGCTGGCGCAGTGCGCTGGTCGCAGCCATCGCTTGCTCCACCGTGTCTGGTGGCGGCAGATGCGGGGCACGGCGACGCCACCATGTGCACGCCTTGTCGCGCGGGAAGCCGGTGTGCTCGAAGCAGACCCACTCGCTGTGCGAGGTGAGGCCGCACTCATAGATGACGCGCAGCGAGGCCGGCTTGCCGGGCTTCTCGTGGCGGGCGTAGCGAATGCCAGTGACCTCGCACCACGCGGCCTGCTCCTGGATCGACAGCAGGGCGTTCGACGCCGCCTGCGCCGCGACCTTCACCTCCGGCGGCGGGAACTCGTAGTCGCACGCGATGCACCGCCGGACGCTGGCATGGTTGATGGTCTGGCACTCGGGGCAGACCTTGATCGGCGCCTCGCCGTCGCCGGCGGGCTCCTTCCTGCGGCCATCCACCTTGTCGATCGGCCCGTGCCTGGCGGTGTTGCCGGCGAAGTCGAGGACCAGGCAGTCATCCTTGCCCTCGGCGAGGCGGGTGCCACGGCCGACCATCTGCACGTAGAGGCCGACGCTCTTGGTCGGACGCAGAAGAGCGATCAGGTCGGTGCCTGGCGCGTCGAAGCCGGTGGTGAGCACATTGGCGTTGGTGACGCAGCGCAGCCGTCCCGCCTTGAAGGCGGCCAGGATGCCATCACGCTCGGGCGCAGGGGTGTCTCCCGTCACCGTCTCGCACGAGATGCCGTGCTCGCGAATGGCGTCGCGGACATGGCGGGCATGTGCGACGCCGGAGCAGAACACCAGCCAGGAGCCGCGACCCTGGCCGTGCTGGATGATCTCCTGCACCGCGGCCCGCGTGACCTCGTCGCGGTCGACCGCCGCCTCGAGGTCCTTCGCGATGAACTCCCCGCCACGGGTGCCGACGCCGCCGACGTCGAGCTGCGTCTCGGTGTGCTTCGGCACGACGGGGCAGAGATAGCCCTGCTGGATCATATCCAGCACCGGCACCTCGAAGGCGATGTCGGTGAAAAGCCGATCCTTGCCCTCGTGCAGCAGCCCACTGTCGAGCCGGTAGGGCGTGGCGGTGAAGCCGACTACCTTGAGCAGCCCGCCATTGATCTCGTTCAGCTGCTGCAGGAAGGAGCGATACATGCCGCTGTCGCTGCGCCCGAGCAGGTGGGCCTCGTCGATCAGCACCAGGTCGCAGCGCTGCACCTGCCGGGCATGGCGGTGGATCGACTGGATCCCGGCGAACAGCACCTGCGCCCGGATGTCGCGCCGCGACAGGCCGGCCGAGTAGATGCCCGCCGGCGCCTCGGGCCAGGCGCGCAGTAGCGCCATAAAGTTCTGCTGGATCAGCTCCTTCACATGGGTGAGGACAAGCACGCGGGTGTCGGCGTAGGCGGCGATTGCCTCGCGGATGAAGCCGCCGATGACGACCGACTTCCCCGTGCCGGTGGGCATCACCACGAGCGGATTGCCTGTGGCGCCGCCGAAGTAGTCGTACAGCGCGTCGATCGCGGCGCGCTGATAGGGCCGCAGCGACAGGGTCATGCTGCCACCCCATCGCGCCACGCGCTGCCGTCCGGCAGGCGGTAGCTGACCCAATCCTCTCCGACGTCGACCTGCTCGCCCGGCACCAGGTCAGGGATGTAGAGATGCGCCGCGCAGCCGGCCTCCTGCTCGCGCTGCGCCAGCGGCGTGCCATGGCGCGTGCAGTGCCAGCCGCCCTCCGCTACTGGCGAGGCATGCAGGCAGGAGCGGCAGTGGCGTTCGGGAGCGGCGCCCTCGTGGCAGACAGCGTGATGGTCGCAGAAGCGGCACTCCCACCAGGCCGGATCCTCGCTGATCCGTGCCGGCGGGCGACCGGCGGCGATGACGCGCCGCGCCTTGGCCAGGAGCCGCAGCCCGGCCTCGGCGTCGTAGTGCACACGCTCCTGGTAGAGCTCGTCGGTGTCCTTGTTGACCGCGAGGTAGAAGGCCCGATCGATGGCGGCGAGCTGCATGTAGGCCTGCATCTGCGCCCAGTGCAGCGGCTTGGCTTTCTCCACGCCCTCCGCTGTCAGCTTGGCGAAGGACTTGGCGCTGTGCGTCTTGAACTCGACGACATGCCAGGTCTTCGGGGCCTCGAGCAGGCCGAGCGCCACCGCGTCCATGCTGCCGCCGAAGTGGCCGGTGGGATCGCGCAGCGTCCACTGGCGCCCCGTCGCCGGATCGATGTCGAGCACGGTGACGCCGATACGCCGGAGGTCGGCGACGAACCGCGCCTCGGCGAGGTTCCCGGTCTCGAACAGCCGCAGCAGTCGGCCGGTGTGCCGTGCGCGCGTCGCCCAGCGAAAGCCATACCAGAGCGCGCGCTCGCAGCCGGTACCGATCTGCGAGGCGCCGAGATGGGCCCGCCAGCCGGCATCGCCTGCCGCCTCGTAGGTGGCGTAGATGGCGGCGACAGTCGCGGCGGGCGGGGGCGGAAGCAAAGCCATAGCGACCCCGCGTCAGGCGCTGCGACGCCAGGGCGGCGTAGCGGTGGCCGGCCGGGGCGGCGATACTGCCGGGGCCGCGGCCGTAGCCGGGGCCGGGCCGCGCGGCGCCGATGCTGCAGCGATCCCGGGCGCGGCACGCTCCGCCGCATAGCCGGTGATCTTGTTGCGGGCCTGATGAAAGACGCCGTTCTTGTCGGTGCCGGCCGGCTCGTACTTCACGCTGACCAGCATCGGCTTGAAGTGCAGCTGCTCGCTGTCGGCGACCTGCATCTGCCCGACCGCATGGCAGATCGCCGACAGCGTGCGCTGCGCGATCTCCATGGTCTGGGTGCTCGCGTTCACCAGGTTCAGCTGGTCCCACAGCTTGCGTCGGGCATAGGGGCCGTCGAGCACCTCGAGCACCAGCTTGAGGTACTGGCCGTCCCCCGAACGGGTCGGCAGCAACTCGCTCTCGATGATGTGCGCGCGGTACTTCCCGGCCGGCAGCGGATCCATCGGCTGAGCGGGGGCGACGCCGCTGGCGTCGAAGGTGCCATTGAGGGAGGCCATGGATCAGCTCCTGTCGGTCGGGGCGGTGGGCGTTGGGGAAGAGGTGTTGGGGGCGCCGTAGAACGGGATGCCGGCGGCGAGCGTCGGCCAGTCGAGCGCGAGGCTCTCCGGCAGGGCGAAGCGGTTCTTGGCGAGGAAGGCCGGGCGCTCGACGGTGTGCAGAAGGCGATCGCCGCCGGTGACGCCGCGGACGACCTTCTTGCCGAAGCCGGCGTCCGACTTCAGCGTGGTGATGCGGTAGTTCGCGAAGAGCACGGCATCGACGTGCTCCTGCACCAGCGCGGCGGCGCGGGCATGGAGCTTGGGCTGGTAGCGGTCGTAGGGCTCCGTCTCCGGGCTATCGAAGCGCCGGATGTCGGCATGGGCGATGAGGATTACCACCATACCGCGGTCGTCGCGCAGCCCGTTGACGCCATCGAGGAAGGCGCGCCAGGCATCGAGCGCGGCGACATACCCCTTGCCGTAGCCGGGCTGCTCGATGTCCTTCCAGCCATTGGCCTCGGCGGTGTGCTGCCAGATCAGCGGCTCCAGCCAATCGAGGCTGTCGAGCACCACGGTCTGGAACTCGTGGGGCTCGGTGTAGAGGCTGGTGATCGCCTCCATCACGGACTCAAAGCTGCGAAGCAGGCCGAAGGTGTCGGCCGCGATGCTGCCGAGCCCGTCCTCCGTCTGCAGGAAGACCGGCGCCGGGGCGCTGGCAGCGAGCTGGGTCTTGCCGATGCCGGCGACGCCATAGACGAGAAGGCGCGGCGGCCGCGCGTCGCCGCTGCGACGCAGGGAGGCGAGGGAGATCGCCATCAATGCGTCTCCTGCTTCGGCGCGCGGGGTTTGGCCTTGATGACGTCGACGCTGATGTCGCCGCCGGCGCGGGCGACCGCCTCGGCGAAGCCGTCGAGCGTCTCCTCGAAGGCGGCGACCTCCTTCGCGCGGGCGATGGCGTCGCCCTCCAGCGGGATCGCGACGCGGATACGCAGCTCGTGGGTCATGCTCAGCACTCCACCTGTTCGAGGCTGTAGGAGGGGCGGCCGGTGCCGACGGTGCGGGCGGGCTGGAACAGCGCCTGCAGCTTCGGTGGCCAGGCGGTGAAGCGGCTCTCGGGGACCTTGATCTCGGTGGCGACGTAGTCCGCCGGATCCTCACCCCAACTACGGAGGGTCGCGATCGCCGCGGCGAGGCGTCCCTGGTCCCACTCCACGCGCTTGGGCAGGTCGGCCGAGATCTCGAAGCCGGCGTCGAGGAAGCGGACGCGCCCGGTGTCCTTGCCCTCGGCCTGGCGGCGCTCGGCGGCGAGCGGGCCGTAGCGGCGATGCAGGGCCTCGGCGAGCAGGTCGGAGGCGTACTTCGCGTCGGCGCGCAGCGCCGCGGCGTCCTCCAACAGCAGGGCAAGATGGGCGGGCGGCAGACGGGACGCCTGGCCGGCATCCATGCCGCGCAGATCGGTCAGGGTGGTTCGGTTGCTCATCGAGGGGTCTCCGGAAGGCGGGGATGGCTCAGGGGATCGAGGCGAGGCCGACGGCCCAGCACAGGGCGAGGAAGCCGCCGGCGAGGGCCGCGCCACCGGCGGCGGTGCGGGCGAGGTCGCGCGCACGCTGGAGGTGACGGAGACGGAGGGGGCGGCGGCTCATGCAGCCTCCCGCGCGATCGCATCGGTCGACGGGACCGGGCCCTGCTCGGCGTCGCGGCGACGGGCACAACGCTCGGCATCGCCATCGGGCTCGCGGAACAGCGCACTGCGCCGGGCGACCTCGAGCCAGACATCGAACCGGACGACGACCAACGGCATCGTGCGGTCCTGGATCAGCACCAGCGCGTCCTTGTTCTCGATCCAGCGCAGCAGGGTCTTGAAGCCGGCGCCGTCGCGGCGCGCCTTGACCTCGGCTTTCACGGGAGCGCCGCCGCGCACATAGAGATCGACGTCGGCGTCGTTGCCGCGGTAGCCGAGCGCCCCGGACAGCGGCACACGCTCGGCGTGGATGCCGGATTTGCGGTGGACATCAACGATGGCCCGCTCGCGGCGCAGACCCTTGTCGCGCGACGCCTTACCCATGGGCGCGGCCCTTGCGAATGGAGCCCAAGCCGGCGAGCAGGCGCTCATCGACGGGCCGGCCGCTGAAACGCGCTGCCTCGGCGACCGCGGCCCAGTAACGGGCGGGGATCCCCCGCCGGCGCCAGGCACGCACGGTGACCGCCTCGACATCGAGCAGGGCGGCGAGTTCCGCGGCGCTGGGCCACAAGGCGATCACGTCGGCGAAGCTCTTGGGCGGCGGGAGCGCCGGCGACTGCGCCGGGCGTGCCGGTTCGGCGGGCCGTTTGCGGAGGGCGATGCGGTCGGGCATGTCGGACAGATACGCTCCGTCGCGGCACGCAAACAAGACTGTTTGTATATGCAGAAACCTGCTACACAATCGCGAAGAAAGCGCTACATAATGCAGCGCCATGGAATCCACCGCAGACCGCCTCCGCCGCTTTCGCGAAGCCAAGGGCATTGATTCAGGGGCCGAACTGGCCCGCCTGGCCGGCGTCCCGGAGGCGACCTATCGCGCCTATGAGAGCGGCCGCCGCCCGCTCACGGCGCGGGCGGCGCGCGAGCTCGCCGTGCCCCTCGGCATCACCTGGCAGATGCTGCTGTTCGGCAAGGAGGCCGGCGACGCGGGCATCGCCATCAACACCCCTGAGGAAGCCGCCGCGGTGCTCGGCCAGCGGGTGCGACGGAAAGCCGCACCGCCGCGGCCGCCCACCACCTACACCGGGCCGGCCGCGGCCGAGGTGATCAGCATGGGCGGCGACAACTGGGCGCTGCTGCCGGTCTACGACGCTCGCGCCTCCGCCGGCCCTGGCCAGGAGATCGACCGCGAGGCGGTCGTCTATCGCATTGCCTTCCGGGAGGAGTGGGTCCGCACGGTCACCGCCGCGCCGCTCGACCAGTTGGCGGTGATCACCGTCGACGGCGATTCGATGGAGCCGACGCTACGCACCGGCGACACGGTTCTGGTCGACTTCCGGCAGAACCAGCCGGGGGACAAGGACGGGATCTACGTGATCCGTACCGGCAACGGCCTGCAGGTGAAGCGGGTGCAGGTGGAATTGGGGCGGCCGCCGCGGCTCAGCGTGCTGTCGGACAACCCCGCCTATCAGCCGCAGCGCGGCCTGAGCGCGGACGACGTCCATGTCATCGGGCGGGTGATCTGGCTCGGGCGGCAGGTCGGCGCGTAGTCGGCGGCTGAGCCTGTGGACAACGCCGCCGGCATTATCGTTGACTTGGCGCAAGCAGTTTCGCTGCTGCTCAGGGGATTCCGGACGATCGATGCGCGTTAGCCGAAGGAGCCTTGTCGCCGGCCTACCTGGCCTGCTCACGGCGTGCGCGTCGTCGGAAGCGCCGCGATCCCTGCCGAGCGTGGTGTCGCCGCAGGCGGATGCCGCCCCGCCTGTCGCGCCCGAACCTTCGCCCGCGGCCGTGCCGGCGGCCGAGCCGGACTATCGCCGGATCTACGCGGCCATCACCACGGATCGCTTTTGGATCCCGGCGGTGAACCTCCGGCGCATCGATCCGCGGTTCCTCCGTCGCGAGGTGGCCTATCCGCGCGATGACGAACCGGGGACCATCGTCGTCGATACGGCCGCCCGCTATGCCTATCTCGCCCTCGAGGGCCGCCGCGCCATGCGCTACGGCATCGCCGTGGGCCGGGACCAAGCCTTCAATTTGACCGGAGAAGCGCTCGTCGAGCGCAAGGCCGCCTGGCCGAACTGGCGCCCGACGCCCGACATGGTCCGGCGCGATCCGCAGCGCTACGGCCATTTGCGCGACGGCCTGCCCGGCGGCCACCGCAATCCGCTCGGGGCGCGGGCGCTCTACCTCTACCAAGACGGCGTCGACACCTATTACCGCCTGCACGGCACGGTCGAGCCCTGGACCATCGGCACCATGGCCTCAGCGGGCTGCGTGCGGCTGATCAACCAGGACATCATCGACCTCTACCAGCGCGTCCCGATCGGGGCGCGGGTGGTGATCCTGCCGCCGGATGTCTCGGTCGCCTGAGCCAGACGGGCCGGCTGGCTCGAGCGCGGCGTAGCGCTACAAATCAGCACTCCCCGGCGCGATAAACGATTCGTATTGTCACGCCATGCAGCGTGACGACCGTCCCATCAACGCCCATCTCCCACCCCATCTTCGCGAGATCTTCGACCTTCTCGCCCGCGGCCTGCTGCGGCTGCGCAGCCGCGCTGCCGAGGAAGACGCCCGCCCGGCCGGCGGCGAGAGCGTGGTTCGCCTACACTCCGTCCCCGGCCAGCGCCTTCGTGCGAACCCCAGGAGAAAGGGAGACGCATGACCCGCGCGAAGCCGAACACCATCACGACGACGATCACCGCCATCCCGAAGCCGGACGTGCCGGCGCGCCTCGCCGCGCTGCCCGGAATGCCCATCGGCGAGTTGAAGGCCGAATGGCGCAGCCTCTTCGGCACCGAGCCGCCGCCCTACAATCGGCGCTTCCTGGAGAGCCGCCTCAGTTACAGGATACAGGAGCTCGCCTATGGCGGGCTGCGCCCCGAGACCATCGCGCGCCTCGAGGCCCTGGGTGAGCAGTTCGACGGCCGGAATATCACCCTGCGCCGCATCCGCCACGAGCAGCGGCCGATCGCCGGCACGCGGCTGATCCGCGAGTACCAGGGCGTCGAGCATGTCGTCACCGTCACCCGCGGCGGTTACGAATTCCAGGGCCGCCCCTACCAGTCGCTCTCCGCCATCGCCCGCGCCATCACCGGCACGCGCTGGAACGGCTGGGTGTTCTTTGGCCTGCGGAAGCCCGGCGCATGACCCGTCGCGAACCCGTCCTGCCGGCGAAGATCCGCAAGCTCCGCTGCGCCGTCTACACGCGGAAGTCCACTGACGAGGGGCTGGAGAAGGAGTTCAACTCGCTCGACGCGCAGCGAGCCGCGTGCGAGGCCTTCATCACGTCGCAGCGCTCTGAGGGCTGGGTGCTGGTGCACGATCGCTACGATGATGGCGGCGTGTCGGGCGGCACGCTCGATCGCCCCGCATTGAAGCGATTGCTGGCCGATATTGAGGCCGGCCTGATCGACGTCATCGTCTGTTATAAAATTGATCGCCTGTCCCGCTCGCTGATGGACTTCGCCAAGCTGGTGCAGACCTTCGACGACAACGAGGTCACGTTTGTTGCTGTCACTCAGAGCTTTAATACCACCACCAGCATGGGCCGGCTCACGCTGAACATCCTGCTGAGCTTCGCGCAATATGAGAGGGAGATCATCGGCGAGCGCGTCCGCGACAAGATCGCCGCCTCGCGCGCGCGTGGCATGTGGATGGGCGGGCCGGTGCCGCTCGGCTATCGGGTCGAGAACCGCAAGCTCGTGGTGGACGAGGCGGGCGCCGCGACGGTGCGCCGCGTGTTCGAGGGCTTCGCCGAAATCGGCTCCGCGACGCGGCTGCTGCCCGTCCTCCGCGCCGAGGGCCTGGTCACCAAGACTGGCCGGCCCTTCGACAAGGGGGCGGTCTACAAGTTGCTGGTGAACCGCACCTTTCTCGGCGAGGCGGTGCATAAGGGGACATCCTATCCCGGCGAGCACGCCGCCATCATCTCGCGGGAGCTTTGGGACCGCGTGCACGCGATCATGGTCGAGAGCCCACGCGCCCGCGCGGCGAAGAACCGCGCTACCGCGCCGGCACTGCTGCGGGGCCTGCTGTTCGGGCCGGATGGGCGGGCGATGTCGCCGACCCATACCCGGAAGAAGGGGCGGCTCTACCGCTACTACGTCAGCCAGGCGGTGCTGCAGGGCGGGGCAGACGACGCGCCGCTCCGTCGCCTGCCGGCCGGAGAGATTGAGGGGCTGGTGCTTGCGCAGATTCGGGCGCTCCTGCTCCAGCCAGAGGTCGTCGTCGGCACGTGGCGGGCGGTGCGGGAGGAGGCGCCGGACCTGACCGAGGCAGAGGTGCGCGACGCGCTTGGCCGGCTCGATCCCCTTTGGGACGAGCTGTTCCCTGGCGAGCAGGAACGGATCGTGCGGCTGCTGGTCGAGCGTGTGACGGTCACCGAGCAGGGCGCTGAGATTCGGCTGAACCTGGAGGGGCTGGCTGGGCTGGCGCGGGACATGGTGGCGAAGCAGCCGCGGGAGGCGATCGCAGCATGACCAGTGTGACGGTGATGGTGCCGATGACCATCCGGCGCCGCGGCGGACGGAAGCAGATCATTGGGCCGGACGGGGCGCCGGTGCGGACTGGCCAGGAGAGTCCGGGCGTGGAGACCACCAGCGGCGACCCCGCCCTGGTCAAGGCGCTGGCGCGGGCGTTCCGCTGGCGGCGGATGCTGGAGGAGGGGCGATACGGGTCGATCCGCGAATTGGCCGATGCGGAGAAGATCGACACGTCTCACCTTGCGCGTCTGCTCCGGCTCACGCTGTTGGCTCCCAACGTCGTGGACGCGATCTTGGACAGGCGGCAGCCGGAGAATCTGACGCTGCCGTGCTTCATAAAGGGCGTACCCAGGTGCTGGGTAGACCAGCAGGCGTTTCTTGGTATTTTCTCTTGCGCGAGCATCGTTGAACTCGGGTGGCCGACGTGATGCCCTTTGACTCAGGGGCATCGGCACGGGACGTCCATCAACCGACAGGGAAGCCGCTTAATCGGTTCGTATCTGCCCATGGGTCGTGGGTGCAGCGAGGAATATGCTGCCCATGCTGTAGGAAAGCGCGTGCGCTAGATCGTTGCCAGATAGTGTGGAGAACTCGCCCACCTTGAACGGAGGCCGCTCCGCCATGGAACTAATCATAATCCAACATTTAGTGATCGGCCTCAATGCCTCGACGTTATAATATTCTGGGACAAAATTATTAAACTCAGGGCGCCATTTTGACCAAACGTGCTCAATTAAGATCTCGTGGACTCTATAGGCCCCGGAAACCCTGGC